GCCAAGATCGGTTCAACTCTGCGTATTCGTCTGCCCGACCGCGCTCTGGTGACTGACGGCGCCGCCCTGCAAGTTCAGGACGACAACGAACAGTTCACCACCCTGACGGTTTCCAGCCAAAAGCACATCGGCATCAACTTCACGTCTGCCGAACTGACCATGCAGCTGGACGACTTCGCAGAGCGTGTGCTCAAGCCTCGTATCAGCCAGCTGGCCTCCAGCGTTGACGCCGACGTGGCCAACAGCTTCAACCAGGTCTATCAGTCGGTTGGTACTCCCGGTACTACCCCTGCTTCGGCTCTGGTGCTGCTGCAAGCCCATCAAAAGCTCAACGAAATGGCTTCGCCCATGATGCCGCGCTACGCTACGGTTAACCCCGCAGCCAACGCTGGTCTGGTCGATGGCCTCAAAGGCCTCTTCAACCCCACCGACACCATCAGCCGCCAGTTCAAGAACGGCATGATGGGCGAAGGCGTGCTGGGCTTTGAAGAAGTCAACATGAGCCAGTCGATCAAGAACCTGACCACCGGCACCCGCACCGCCACGGCCAACACCCTGCAAGTGAACACCACCATCTCTACGCAGGGCGCTTCCACCATCTCGATCAAGTCCGGCACCGGCTCGGCCACGATCAAGAAAGGCGAAGTGTTCACGATTGCTGGCGTGTACTCTGTGAACCCGCAAACCCGCGAGTCCACCGGCGCTCTGCAACAGTTCACCGTTCTGGCCGATGCCACCGCATCGTCTGGCACCTGGACCGACGTGCAGGTCAGCCCGGCCATGTACACCGCCGATCAGGCTCTGGCCACCATCGATGCGTTCCCGCAGGCTAACGCCTACATCAACTTCCTGGGCGCCGCTTCGTCGACCTACGCTCAGAACTTGGTGTACCACAAGGACGCCATCACTCTGGCTACCGCCGACCTGCTGCTGCCGCAAGGCGTGGACATGGCTGCTCGCGCCGTTCACAACGGCATCAGCCTGCGTGTTGTTCGCCAGTACGACATCAACAACGACCGCCTGCCGTGTCGTGTTGACGTGCTGTACGGCTACAACACCATCCGTCCGCAGATGGCCTGCCGTATCTGGGGCTGATCTCAATCGGGGGCTTCGGCCCCCATTTTGAACTCTTGAAAGGAATTAATCATGGCACTCCCTAACGGCGCTGGTCCCTACCAGTTTTCTGACGGTAACCTGAACGCAGCCAAGTCGCTGGGCGGCACTATTCTGCTGTCTGCTACTGGCGCAGGTATCTATTTCTTGGATACCGCAATTACCGCCAACAGCACCACTACGACTGCTGCCGCAGGTTCGATTGGTGTGACTACCAACGCCACCGGCGTTGGCAAGCTGTTCATTTCGGACGGCACTAAATGGCAGTTCGCAGTTGTTGCCTAATCCTAGGTAAACGACAAAACGGGGCTTCGGCCCCGTTTTCACATGGAGATTGACATGCACGTAATGCTTTCCCACCCTGTACACGGCATTAAATTTGCCATGTCTGAAGCCGAGATTGAACATGATGCAAAACACGGCTGGACGCGCTATACTGACAGCACGCCTGCACAGGTGGCACCGGAAGACGCTGCGCCCAAACGCAAATACACCCGCCGTGTGACCGAACAACCTATCGAACAGCCCAACGGCGAAATGCCGGCAAGCGACGAATCCGAAGGAAGCTGACAATGGCGACTTACACCGCAGGCGATCTGATCAACCGGGCCTTACGCCTGCTCGGTGTACTGGCAGAAGGCGAGACGCCTTCAGCCGAAACTTCTCAAGACGCGCTGATCGCGCTCAATCAGATGATTGACAGCTGGAGCATCGAGCGGCTGTCTGTCTACAACACCATCGACCAGACGTTTCTTTGGCCTGTCGGTGAGATCAAACGCACGCTGGGGCCGTCTGGTAACTTTGTGGGCTTGCGCCCGGTACTGCTTGACGATTCGACGTACTACCGCGACCCGCAGACCAACGTTTCGTACGGCATCAAGTTCATTAACCAGCAGCAGTATGACGGAATTGCGGTCAAAACCGTAACCTCAACATACCCGCAGGTTATGTGGATCAACATGGAGCATCCCAACATCTCCATGACGATTTACCCCAAACCCACACGAACGCTGGAGTGGCACTTTATCAGCGTGCAAGAGCTGGCGCAGCCGGCGCAGCTCAACACCGTGCTGGCTTTCCCACCAGGCTATCTACGTGCGTTTACGTATTGCTTGGCAATGGAATTCGCACCTGAGTTTGGCGTCGAGCCTTCACCGCAGGTGCAACGCATTGCCATGACCAGCAAACGCAACCTCAAGCGCATCAACAACCCGGATGATGTGATGTCAATGCCGTATCCGCTGATCGCCACACGCCAGCGGTTTAACGTCTACACCAGCAACTATTGATCATGAAGACGCCGATTCTCGGTTCCAGCTACGTCGCCCGCAGCACCAACGCTGCGGACGCGCGCATGATCAATTTGTTCCCGGAAGTTGTACCCGAGGCAGGCAAAGAAGCCGCGTTCCTTAACCGCGCACCTGGCTTGCGTTTATTGACGACTGTTGGCTTGGGGCCAATACGCGGGCTGCTGTCTTACGGTCAATGGATGTACGTTGTTTCTGGCAGCGAACTCTACAAGGTTGACCAAAGCTACAGCGCCACGCTTATCGGCACGATCTCTAACACAGGCCCGGTGTCGATGGCGTTTAACGGCACGCAGCTGTTCATTGCCGCCAACGGGCCAAGCTATGTCTACAACGCGGTGACGAACGCGTTTGTAGAGAACGTCTCGTTTCCACGCGCACAAACCGTCACGTTTTTGGATGGGTACTTTATCTTCAGTGAGCCTAGCACGCAAAAATTCTGGGTTACGGAGTCGTACGACGGCACGGTGTTGGATGGCGCAAGCGTATCAAGTGCAGAAGGTTCGCCTGATGGGCTAGTGGCCTTGATCGCGGACCATAGCGAGCTGTGGCTGTTTGGCGGCAACTCGATTGAGGTCTGGTACGACGCAGGTTTACCGCCGCCAGGCACGCCGTTTCAGCGCATTCAAGGCGCGTTCAACGAAATTGGTTGCGCGGCCACATATTCCGTGGCCAAGATGGACAACTCGCTCTTTTGGCTCGGCGCAGACGCGCGCGGTAAGGGCATTGTGTACCGAGCCAACGGCTACACCGGCCAGCGCGTGTCTACGCACGCTGTTGAGTACGCTATCGCGCAATACGGCACGATCTCGGACGCTATCGGCTACAGCTACCAGCAAGAAGGGCACACCTTCTATGTGCTGACGTTCCCATCGGCTAACGCCACTTGGGTTTACGACGCATCCACGCAGGCTTGGCATGAGCGCGGCAGCTGGGCAGGCCAACAATACATACGGCACCGCTCCAACTGCCAAACTGTGTTTAACGGCGAAGTGACGGTTGGCGACTTTGAGAACGGCAAGATATACGCGTTTGATTTGAACGTGTATTCAGACGCAGGCGATGTACAGCGCTGGGCGCGGTCTTGGCGCGCACTGCCTACCGGCCAGAACAATCTCAAGCGCACCGCGCACCACAGCCTTCAGCTTGACTGTGAAGTTGGCTTTGAGCTGCCTCCGGTCGCCGAAGATACGTTTCTCATCACCGAAGATGGGGACGACATCATTACGCAGTCCTATGATTTCTTGGTCACAGGCGTTGAAGTTTTGACACCTGGCGTTCCGTTGGTCAACTTGCGTTGGTCTGATGACGGAGGCCATACATGGAGCAACTATCACGCGCAATCGATGGGTTCTGTGGGCCAGACCGGGCGCCGCGTGATTTGGCGCCGCTTGGGCATGACGCAAAAGCTGCGCGACCGCGTGTATGAGGTGTCGGCCACCGACCCCGTAAAGATCGCCATCATGGGCGCTGAACTGTTCGCATCGCCAACAAATGCTTAACGCCGATACCAATATTCCATCCAACCGGGTTGCGTTTTTTGACCAACGCACCGGGATGATGTCGCGGGAATGGTATCGGTATTTCTTGGCGCTGCTCAATTCCGACATCGATTTCACACCACCCAACGATCCGCAGCCCGTTGTGCTTACCGGATCGCCATTGGTTTACTCCAACACAACTTCGCGGCCAATAGACATTTTGATCAGCGGCGGCGGCGTTGTCAGCGTGGAGTTTCAGCGAGGCTCAGGACCAAAGTACAACACAGGTTCTTACTACGGAATGTTTGCGTTGTCGCCGAACGACGCGCTAACCATCAAGTACGTCGGCACGCCGACGATCACCGCGATTTCGAGGTAGTCATGGCAACAGTTTTGACTGATAATCGAGAAAAAGCGCTGCAAGTTGGGTATGAGGCCACTGATTGGTCAACGCCAATTGAGTACGAGAAATACTTAGCGGCTATGCGCGATTGGGCGGTTCAAGCAATTGAGCGTGACGGGCAGTGTATCGGCGCGGTCTACAAAAAAGACGGTGAAGTGCATGTGTCAGTGCTCAAAGACTGGCGCAAACAGTGGGTGACAAAAGGGTTGCTAAAGCAAATCATCAGCCCAGAAGTGAAATATACCGTGGTGACTCCCGGCCATGAGTATATGTTTGAAATTTTGACACGGCTTGGAATGAAAAATTCCGGCTTTAACAAGTTTGAGGTGTCTCATGGGTATTGAAGCGGCAATTATTGGTAGCGCTTTAGTCGGCGCGGCTGCGTCGTCTTCATCGGCCAGTAAACAAGCGCGGGCAGCTCAAGCGGCGCAAGACGCACAAGAGCGCATGTTTAACCGTCAAGTTGAGCTGCAAGAGCCTTGGCGGCAAGCAGGTGTCAATGCGTTGGCCAAGCTGCAAGGCGCGGCTGACTACACGCCGTTTGGCATGGCGCAGTTCCAAGCCGATCCTGGCTATGGCTTTCGGTTGGAGCAAGGGCAAAAAGCCCTTGAGCGCAGCGCAGCAGCGCGCGGCGGTTTGCTTGGCGGCTCTACGGGCGGCGCGCTGCAACGCTACGGTCAAGACCTGGCCTCGCAAGAGTACCAAAACGCGTTCAACCGCTATCAAGCCGAACGCCAAGCGCGACTTGGCCCGTTGCAATCACTTGCCGGGCTGGGGCAGACCGCTGCGCAAACGCTTGGTGGTCAAGCCGGCGCATACGGCGCCAATACGGCAAACCTGCTGGGCAGCGCAGGCGCCGCAGGCGCAGCCGGGCAAATTGGTATGGCTAATGCTTTGGCCGGCGGTGTCAGCCAGTATCTGAACTATCAGGGTCGACAAAATCTGCTTGACGCGTTGCGCACACCACAAGGGTTTAACTACACGCCAGGTGGCAGTGGTGGGTATGGGTACACATACCAAGACCCGAACGCAGTTGGCCCATTCATGCCGCCCGGCGGGTAAGGATTGATCATGGCACTTGACCCAAGCATTGCACTACAGTACCGGGGCGTTGAGCTACCCAATCAGTTGGCGCAATACGCACAGGCGCAGCAAATTTTGGCTGCGCAAGATGCGCAACAAATGAATGCGCTCAAAATGGAAGAGGCGCGAGCTGCGCAGCAAGAGCGCAATGCTTTGCGCCAGCTAAATCCAACTGCGCCGGACTATGAAGCGCAATTGTTTAGGGTTAACCCGCAACTGGGAATTGCCTACCGTAAAGAACAAGCTGCAACTCAAGCCCAGCTAGCTGCTGCCGCCAAATCAAAATTTGATCTTGTAGCTGCGCAACGCAAATTTGGCGAAGATTTAAAGCGAGGTTTGTCTGCTAACCCATCGGACGAAAACATCATTGCATTCGGCCAAGACGCCGTGTTGCAAGGCTTGTATACGCCGGAACAAGTAGACGCCACAGTCAAACAGTTGTTGGCTTTGCCTGTACCTGACCGCGTTCGTATCTTGTCGCAAGCCGGCGCAACTGCTGGTGAGTTACGACCTCTTGCGGTAGGAAGCTCGCTTATGACGCCGCAAGGCCAAGTGCTTGCCACGGCGCCTCGGCAATCGCAGCTTCTTACACCAGAAGAAGAAGCACAAAAAGCACGGATTGCATTTGCTGGGCGCGCGCCCGCACCACCTAGCGCGCCAGTTGCGGTAGTTGACCCCGCAACGGGCAAACAGATTTTTGTTAGTCGTGAAGAAGCGCTGCGCAATCGAATGGCGCCAGCTTCGGCAATGGAAGGCCTTACGCCTAAAGAAATTCAAAAGCGTGAGGCTGCGTTGCCGCAAGCCAAAGCGTCTGTAGAAAGTTTTGAATCCAAAACAGACCAGTTTATTAAAGAACTGGAAAATCTACGTGATGATCCAGGTTTGGATCAAATCACTGGCTCAATTTACGGCCGCACCCCCAGTGTGTCTCGCGAAGGCAGCCGCGCGCAAGCACAGTACAACAAGATTTTTGCCAAGGGTGGCTTTCAAGCCTTGCAGGATTTGCGCGAAGCGTCTAAAACCGGCGGTGCATTGGGTAACGTATCAAATCAAGAAGGTGAACGTCTTGAGCGGTCAATTGTTGGCGGTCTTGACCGCACACAAAACATTGCCGATGTTAAGCAAGGCATCAATGATTTGATTGAAAATCTCAAAGTTTCCAAAGCCCGCGTGCGCAACACGTTTGATGAAACGTATTCATACCGCAACCCGCAACAAACTAAGGCTTTGACGCCAGCGGATCAGCAAGCATTGGATTGGGCCAACGCCAATCCAAAAGACCCTCGCGCAGCGCAAATCAAACAACGTTTGGGGCTGTAATATGACTTTTGATCCCGACAAATATTTGGCGGCTGCACCCGCAACCACGCCGCCGGCATTTGACCCCGATGCCTATTTGCGCGCAACATCTGGTGGTGTGCCTGGACCGCGCAGGACCGGCACCCGTGTCGATCAAATTCCCGGCTATGGCGGTCCAGTGCCTGCGGCGACTGCGCTTGTTTCAACCGCGCCCGCGTCGCTTACCGAACGATTGCTTGCACCAATAGAGACTGCTGTAGCGTTGGGGGCTGGCGCTATTACCGCACCTTTCGTTGAGGGCGCCAAAGTCTTCGGTACGTTGACCAGCGGTCAATATGGTACGCAAGCGGGCATTCGCGCAGGTGAAGAAACAGGGCGACGCGTTCAACAGTTTTTTCAACCTGCACTAAGCCCAACCGCGCAAGCGCAAACCGAAGCCATTTCTAACGCACTGGCGCGCACTGGTTTGCAAGGCGCACCGCTGAATATGCTGGGCGATATTTCCACGCTTGCGCGTCCTGCGGTTCAACAAGTTGCGCCGGTCATCAAAGCGCCGATTGAAGCTCGGCAGGCACGTGTGCAAGCGCAACGTGTTCGCGAAAGTGAATTGGCAGCGCCGCGTATCGATGCAGCAAAAGATGCCGCTGATTTGAAATTTGCGCTTGATCCTTCTATCTCAAATCCAAATGCAGTCAACCGTGCAAAAACAGCGGCAGTTGGCTCCACCGCACTTCAAGGTAACTTGTCAAAAATCAATTTGCCACAAGTTGCAAAAGCTGCCAGGGAAGACATGGGTCTGCCAGAAACCATTAAGCTGGACGCCAAAGCGTTTGAAAAAGCGCGCAACGCGCCTGCAATTACAGAACCATACAATCAGATTCGCAGCATTTCAAATATTACTGCGGATGCAGATGTGCTGGCCAAAATTGACGATCTGCGCGCGGCGCCGCTGCTTAACGATACTGGCGAAGCAGCCGCCGTCAATAGTTTTCTTGACCGAATTAAAAACAACTTGACGCAAGGTACGGACGGCAACACTGTAGCCACGACTATTAGCGATCTAAGGCGTAACGCGCAAGAAATTTACAACCGTCAATCGGCAGGCATCAACCCCCCGTCCCCGCAAGAAACTAAACTTGCAGCCGCTAACATGGGTGTTGCAGATGCGCTGGAACAAGCCATTGAAAATAGCATTGCTGATCCACGTTTGTTGGGTAAGTATAGGGACGCGCGCGCGGCGCTTGCGCGCATTTACGCTTACGAACGCGCCACTAATCTTGCTACGGGCGTTGTCGATCCACAAGCTATTGCAAAATTAGCCGCAGAAGGCAAACCCTTAACAGGCAACATCGCCAAAATCGCCAACGTGGCAGCAAACTTTCCTGAAGTTATGCAAGGCGGCGTTGTTAGAGAGCCAAGCTGGCGAGAAAAACTAACCCGATCTGGCGTTGCTGGAACATTAGGTGGCTTTATTGGGTCACCTCTTGGTTTGGGTGGTGCAATCGCTGGCGGCGCCGTAGGCGCAGGTGTTGGTAACGTAGCCGCAGCTGTTGCTGCACGTCGAATAGCATCACCTCAATATCAGCGTCAGCGAGCGCTACCGACTGATTACCGGCCCATTCCTAGTGGCTTAACGCCCGCTGAGATCAATTACGGTCCAAATCAACTGGCGCCGTACGATTGGCGCCGCGCGCCTAATTTTGTTATGGTGCCAGAAGGTGAAGCACCTGCTGCGGCGCCGCAATTTCCGCAGTTGCCTGCACCTAGCTATGAATCAACCATTAACGCACTGCGCGCAGAAGACGTGCGCCGCGCCGGCGTGTCTCGCGCGGTGGGCCAACAAGCCGAAGCGCAAGCCGCAGCAGCAGAAGCTGCCGCTCGCCGTCCGGCAGCGGGGGAAGTCATCCTTGACTTTGACCCGGTGACTGGACGATTCCGCGAGGCCAGCCAAGGACTCAAGGGCGCTACGCCGGAGACGTTCAGCAACTTTGGTTCGGCGCTGCAAACGGCGGCTGACAAAGTGACCGCAGGTAAACGCTTTGATCTGACGGCTGCTGAGAAAGTGGCGTGGGACAAAACCAAAGTTGACCTGGCCGAAGTTGCGCCGGGTTTTAAAGCGCTGTCTGACAAAGCCGTCGCCGAAAAGATGATGGACCGCGCTTGGGTTGAGCAAACAGCCAAGCAAGCGCGTGAAAAAGCCGCCGCGTTTGAGCAGATTGCCGCCCGCGCCAAAGATGAACGCGCTCGCCAGACCGCCATCGCCAACCGCGAACGCATGATGGACTTGGCCGAGCAAATGGAAGATACTTTGCGTGCGCCGCGTCCGGTATCAACTGGTGGCCAAGGCCCAAAGACTCGCGCCTTTCAGCGCAACCGTCTAATCATTACGCCTGACGAAAACGTCAACGCCCTCTCTCGTTAAGGAATCAACATGGCGACCAATCTGTTTCCGACCCCGGTCATGCAGTTTTTCGACGCCAACGGCAACCCGTTGGCTGGCGGCAAACTGTTCACCTATGCCGCCGGCACGACCACGCCGCAAGCGACCTATACCAACTACGGCGGTGGGACGGCGAATACCAACCCGGTGATTCTGGACAGCGCTGGCCGCGCCGCGATCTGGCTGAACAACAACCGATACTACATGGTTCTCAAAGACGCGAATGACGTTCAGATTTGGACGGCAGACGACGTTAACGGACCCAACGGCCCTACGCTGGCTGCGCTGGCCGCTGGCAACGGCGCTACGCTGATTGGCTACACCCCCACCGACACCGGCGTCGCCACTACAGTCAACACGCGCTTGCAACAGTTGGACGGCGTGTCAGCGACTGCCACCGCAACAGACCGCGAATACAAAGCCGCCGTTAACGCATACCGCAACGCAACGGCTGTATCTGGCGGTACGCCTGGCTTTGTAAACTTTAATATTTACGCCAAGACTGACACCGGCGCGACTGAAACCGCTTTTGAGTGGGGCATCACCAGCGTGATGAACAACTACTCGGCAGCTGGCGAAAACGTGGCGTTGTACGGGCAAGGCAACAAACGCAGCACTGGGCCTACTTGGGGTGTGGTTTCAGAGGTTCGCGATTTCACGCAGACTGCCAACCCTACAGCAGGTTTGGTCAGTGTTGAAGCCGGTATTTTTGCCAACGGCACAGACAACAATAACAACCGCGTAGGCGTGGACGTTTCGGTGGGCAAGGGCGTTGCTGGCGGTACGATCAACACGACAGCAATCGGTTTGCGCATCGCACCCACCAACTTAGACCCAACAGAAGGCCAGCTCAAAGACGGCATCAATTTGGGCGGCAACATCACCACCGGCGTTTCAATTAACAGCTCTGGCACTTGGGGCATCCGGTTGGCCGGCGCTTACACCGTAGGTGTCGATCTGAGCGCGGGTACGCACAGTTTGGCGGCTATCCGCATCAAGGCCGGCGAAAACATTTCTTTTGACGCCACGGCCTCGTACCAGTTGCTTTACAACGCGCCTGTTGGCGGTGTTGCAGGGCTGCGATACATCGCTGCCGGCGTTGAGCGAGCCATCATCTCCAACAGCGGCGGTATCGTGTTGGGTGAAACCGTGACTTGGACTTCGACGTACACAAGCACGTTCGCCACAGCCGGCACCAACGGCGCGGTCCCGGCGCAAGTTGCCGGGTACATCACAGTCTATGTCGGCCCCAACAACTACAAAATCCCCTACTTCAACCCATGAACACCTACACCCTAACTCTTACGCCCCAACAGTTGGCGGTCATCAACAAAGCGCTGATGCTGGCGCCGTATGGCGAAGTGGCGCCGGTCGTTCAAGCCATCAATGATCAACTTACTCAGCCCCCGAAGGAAGTAGCAAATGGCGATGGACGGCAACGAGATTGATCCAGTGAAATACGGCGCTCTTTGGCAGAAGGTTGAAAACCTAAACGACAAAATGGACAAAATGGAGCGCCAAATGGAACAGCTGCTGGACATGGCCAGCCGATCCAAAGGCGTGCTGTGGGTCGGCATTGGCTTGTGGTCAGTAGCGACTGGCCTTGCCGGGTTCTTTTTCGGTAAGCACTGACTATGTATAGCCTTGGCCCTCGATCAAAGATGCGTTTGAACGGGGTCCATCCTGACCTCGTTAAAGTCGTTGAGCGCGCCATCCAAATCACGACGGTAGACTTCACCGTCCTTGAAGGCGCAAGATCACCAGAACGCCAACGCACGCTGGTGGACTCCGGCGCCAGCCAAACGCTCAACTCAAGACACATTCCCGGCGCTGACGGCTATGCCAAAGCCGTTGATCTGGGGGCGTGGGTAGATGATCAAGTGGACTGGTCATGGCCGCTGTACCACAAGATCGCCGCCGCCATGAAAGAAGCCGCCCGACAAGTTAAAGTGCCGATTATTTGCGGCGCTGACTGGAAAAAATTTCCTGACGGTCCACATTTTCAGCTGCCGCATAAGGAGTACCCGTGATGGACCCGTTGACCATTCTTGCCGCCCTTGGCCCGTTGGCCGTTGACTTGGGCAAATCTTTGATCGGTCGATTCATTCAAGTTGATGGCTACAAGCCGGTCAACATCGATGAATACGTCAAAATGAAGCAGCTTGACTTGGACTTGTTTAAAGCCATGAACGAAGTCGGCGGCGCCAATCCGTCGTACCCGTGGGTGGAAGCTATCGTGCGTCTCATGCGGCCTGGCGTGGCCGCTATCGTGCTGGGTACGTGGGCCACGTTGAAGCTGCAAGGCCAGTCCAACGAAACGGTGGACAACTTTGCAGCTTCAGTCGGTTTTTACCTATTCGGTGACCGCACGCTGTTTTATTCTCGCAAGACCAGATAAACAAGCGGCGCGTAGATCAGCCACGCCAGTAGGCTCATCAGCACCCAATACGCTGCTGATCTGATTTGTCTGCGCCAGACAGTAGGTGGCAGCGCCTCGCGGGTGTACTCACGCTTTCCTATCTTGGCTATGCTGGAAGACTTCATGGTATTTCTCCGGTTTGCCACCCAAGAACCGGCGCAGCCATGCGGCGCCGCCAAGCTCTTTGAATTTGGCGAATTGTTGGTCAGAAAGCCGGATCTCTCGCGGCTTGAGTGGTTCTGCTGGCTTAGGTCTGGGCATATTGAACCCACTGAGTGCGCGGTGGAACGTACTTGTATGTGCGGTCTTTGGGGTGCGGGCAGTCCGGCGGAACGCGCACGATGCACCAGACCTTCATGTACTGTCCGCGTTTGCCTAAGACCCAACGGTCCACGTAAACGTCAGGCATGGCGCTCAAGCTGCGCCGCGCGTCTGAAGTATCAAAACCCGTTAACTCTGCGGCTTGCGTGGTCGTTAGCCCATCCGGGTACTGGCGCAGCAGCCGTCGAAATGCTTGTTGTCGTACTGGTGTAGTCACAGAAACA